GATATGGATATTTTAATTAAAACAAAAGGAGAATTACTTTTATCAAACAATGAGTATAATGATAAACTTATAAAAAAAGATGCAGAATTACATAAGTTAAATATTGAGTATGGTTTGTTAAAAGAAGAGAATCCTGAACTAAGGAAACAAATATCAAACTTAATTGAAGAACGAGAAGGAATCATACAACAAAATAAGGAAAATATTAAGCTAGTCGAAGAAAAGGGTTTGAAAATAAACAATTTAGAAGAAAAAATAAGAAAAAAAGAAAGCGAGAGATTAGAAGAACTAGAAAAACTAGATCAGTTATTAAAGACATATTCCATGACTAAAGAACAATTCGAGAGTGCACAAGAACAAATAACGCTACTAAAAGATAAAATAAAACAATTAGAAGCCGAAAGGGAAGGATTTACAAATAAAATCGGTGAACTTAAAAGGGAACACGAACAATATAAACTCGATAATACAAATATGACAGAAGAAAAGGAATATATTAAGCGTATTAAAAATACAACAAATTTAATAAATAATTTTGAAGAAAAAAGAAGAAAAAAAGAAAGCGAGTTATTACAAAAACATTCCATTACTAAAAAACAATACGAGAGTGCACAAGAACAAATAACGCTACTAAAAGATAAAATAAAACAATTAGAAGCCGAAAGGGAAGGATTTACAAATAAAATCGGTAATCTTGAAGATAAAATAGAAAAATTAGAAGCCAAAAGGGAAGGATTTACAAATAAAATCGGTGAACTTGAACATAAAATAGAACAATTAGAAATAATAACAAAAAAAATAGCAGATCTTACTCAAAAAAATAAAAATTTACAACAAGAAAGAGATAAATTAAAGGCAGAAAACAAAAAATTACTTGATCATGCAGAATTCACTGGAAAAGAACTAGATAAATTAAGAACATTAAATGAACAAGAAGAAAGGAATATGAAGCAAATAGAAGAAAATACCGAAGAATTAAAAGAATCTAAATTATTATTGGATAAACAAATATTAATTAATCAAAATTTAACATTAGAATTAGAAACATGCAGAGACGATCTAATAAATAAAAAAAAAGCTTTATCTAAGTTACAAACACAATCTAAAACACCATTAAACCAAGTGGTAAAACAACAACAAACACAACAACAAAAATATGTCATAGACCAAACAGGGCATCTAGCAGAATTCAGTTTAACTGATGATGATATAGATATAGATGAACAATTAAAAAAAATAAATAATACGTCTATTACTGAAAAAGAATTAAAAAAAATTGGCACTATAGCTGATTCTTCATTAGATAGAAAAATTGCTCGTGTAACTGAACAATTGTTTGGAATTGAGAAAAAACTTGCCGAACTTCATGATAAACCCATAAATTTTAGCAGTATTGTTGAAGTGATGGCCAGCAATGATGATAATGATGAAACTAAACAGAACAGATTAAACGAAATACAGGAGAGAGCTGAAGAGATACATATAGAAAGACAATATGAGGGACGTTCCAATAGACAAAATGTCGGACATGAACTATTTGGAGGATCCTTATTATCAGAAAATAATGCTGCTAGAGAATTATATGAAGATGTTATTTTTACAGGTGGGGCTATAATAAAAATAGAGTCAAGTAAAAAAAATGATTATTATAATAAAGTTAATTTAGTAGTCGATAATTTATTCAATACATTGGATGAAAAAAAACTTGTTATTGTCGATAAAAAGAAACAAAAAGGTGGTAATAAACTTAAACAAAATACTACCGGTAAAATAATGAATGTTTCCACCGTGAAAAGTTATATTGAACACATGTATAATTATTCTATTTTTTTAAAAAAAATTAAAACTGCTCATGATACGTTCGAGAATAGGGTAGGAGAGATGGCAGGGAAAAACGTTACCAGTATATCAAACAAAGAGGAATTAAAACAAATACATAAAATGAAGAAAGAATCTATTTCAATTGGTGAATGTAAAAATTATTTGACTATAATTAAAGCAATTATAGAAATATGGAAGAAAGCCGGATGGAAAGATATATCTTATGAAGCAGATTCTTCTTTTAATAAAAAAGAATTTGATCTCATTGTAAAAAAAATTAGAGATATAAAAAATGGAAATGATGATGAGAAAGTGAAAATACAAGGAATTACAGATTTTCTTTTAACTAAACAAATTGGCGAAACTAAAATATCTCAAATTATGAGAAGGTTTGGGGAGAAACTAGAAGTCAATCTACTCGAAGGAATTTTTAATACACCCCAAATAATTACTGAGTTTAAGGAACTATTTCCATATATTGATGATAAGATTAGAATAAGTGAGGCTTTAGAATTAGTAGATAATTTTTATGAAAAATATTATCATGGAGTCATTCGATGGCATAACTTTTTAGAAAAGCTTACACAAAATAAAAATATTCCATCAACATATGTTATAAAATTAATTCGGCATTCCGGGAACAAATTAAATATACTTGAGAAGTATGAAAATGAACTAGCTATTGAATTTCTTCATTTCTTCTATTTTAGTACCTTTTTAGATGATTTTCAATTTAAAACTAGAAGACCAATTACACTTTATGCTAGAATAAATGATATTGGTAGATACCCAGTTCCAGGAGATTTACTTGGGAAGAGAAAAGACGAAAATCCTAGAGGGGATATACCCGAACAAAGTTTTGATGTAATGCAAAAAAAATGTGCGACTTTTTCAAACAAAGAAGGAAAGGGTTGGGGGGATTGGAAAAATGCAGTTAATAATCCAGATTATGAAGAACACTTTAAGGAACAGTTTAGGGAACCATTGAAAATTAAACAAACATTACAACTTAGCAATACAGAAAAATTCTATTGTACTAGAATAAAACCATATGATTATATCCAATGGTATGAAACAAATCCTGATTTAGCAGATAATAAAACAGGACTTTTGGCAATTGATACTGTTAAATGTAAACTTTTTGATGGGGAATTTCCCGGAAAAGAAGAATTAAAAACGTTAGCAAGCTCAGACACAACAATTCAATTTCAAGAAGTTTTCTGGAGACCAGAATTTTCAGATAATAAAAATATTTCATCTTATATGTTGTTAGATAAATTAATTCTCAATAATATTGGAACATATTTAGTTACATACGGATATAGTGGTGTTGGTAAATCTTTTACATTATTTGGTGATGCTGGATTAGGAGAAGCAGGTTTATTACAAGCAACAGTTCATAGTATTTCCGATTTTGCCTCTTTCAAGAATCTTAAACTTCGTACTTACGAATTATATGGATTGGGATTAGGATATAGTGATTGTTGGAAAAAATATAATGAAATCGATCAATCTATTTATCATTATAATCTTCAAAAAACATTTGGTACTACAGATAAAAAAATTTTATTAGGGGATCCAATAATTATTCCTCGTAAAGGTGATGATATTCCAGATTATATTAGAGCAATTCATCGTTATGAAACTAGAAAAGAAAATTACTCTTTTTTTAAACTGGGGAAAAAAAAATATGATTTTTTTAGAGATGTTTCTGGTGGAACCCCCAACGAAGGAAAAGCGATTTTAAAGAATTTCACCAAATTTATTGAAAGTATTGAAAAAGATAGACTAAATGGAAGTGGTGGTTTTCCAAAAAGAGTTAATGCAACAGTTAATAATCCAAAAAGTTCTCGTGCGAAACTTGTTTATGATTTTATTTTTGAATTTAAAGATAAAAATGGTGATTTTAGTACTCCTTTAATTATTGATGATACTCCTGGTGCTGAAAATTTAGTAGAATCTTATATCACTAAAAATACTGATATCGTATTTTATGAAGAATTAAAAAAAGCATTAATTTCTAAAAATCTTTCATCTCTCGATGAAAATACAATATGGAAATATGGTCTTATTAATGCGACACTTGTAAATCCATTATTTGCTGGTATTTTTAATTCCGCTGGTATTTTATCTGCTTTTAATAGAATTCTTTGGGGAACGAAAGAACAAGTCAATCCTAAGATTACATTTAAACAATTTGACTATTTTTACAAAACTATCAAATCTGATAAGATAACATACGATAAGAGAAGAGATAGAATGTCTGAATTATTTAGATTATTTTTTGAATATATAAAAGAACAAAATATTGATGATAATATTCCTCTAGGAAAATATATTGATTTAGATGAAGATGGTTTTAAGTTTGAACTTATTAGAGCTAATTCAAACAGTTATTCTAAAAGATGTACTGGTGTATATGAAAATAAAGTTTTTTCTAAATTTTTTGATACTGAACAAAATGAGGAAAGATATTCAACAGAATTAGCTAGTGTTATGCAAGATACAAGTCAAATTAGACCATTTTTTAGAAGTGTAGAAAAATCTGTTCCTAATCCTGAAAAACACTTAAAAAAACAATTGAAAAAATTAGCCACATATCGCTCGAGGAAGAGTGATAAGTATATGATAAATGATAATGCTATATATGAACAAAAGGGAAAATTTATATCACTAATAAAATTTACAAAATCGAATTCTCTTAAAGAAAGTAATTTCATAAATACGAAACTATTTACAAAATCTGGTGTAAAATTTTTTAATAAATTATATAACAAATATTCCAATATGAAAAATGAGCGTCAAGATACTAAAGAAATTGAATTGAAAACAATGCGTTTAGCGGTTTGGTTAATTTTTAAACTTATTAAATGGTGTTCTACTGAAAGAATTCCTGGAAGCGCTAAATTAAACGATAATGAAATGAAATATGATATGTTAATTGAATTATTAGCATATTCTGGTGATATATCTGGTATTCTCAAAACACAACTAACAAAAGATGAGGAAAAAAAAGCAAGGGAAACTTCAGTAGATGGTGGAAGAATCGAATCTGAAAGGCAATCTTTAGCTGTAATTAAAAAAAAACTAAGAACACTGAAGGGGACAACAAAAAATAAGCGGAGAATGCAACATGGTGGATGGAATGTTAAAAAATACCTAAAAATATGGAATGAATTAGAAAATATTCAACCTGTATTATTAAACAAAATTGATAGTATATGGAAGGAAGAATTGAAGAAACTCGGTTTTAACCCCCCCCCTGGACCAAAAGAATTACGGAAGGATCTCAATTCACACACACAAGGTTATTGGAATACAAATTGGGCAGATTCAACAAAATACCAACAAATTTTAAAAAGAGTAGATATCTGGGAAAAAAATAGTAAGGGGAGGCTCATAGGATGGGAACCCTTTTTAAAAAAAACTGACGGTGATAAAAGAGAATTTTATACGGATATATTGTTTAAGGAGAAATATAACAACAAACTTGGTTCAGATATGGAAAGTTTTAAAGTAAGAGTTGCCGAGGAACTTGAAAATCTTGCAGATCCCTTTTTTACAAATCCAATTTTTAATTATTATGCTAGAGAAGATTTTAAAAGATATGTTACATTAGCAATGGAATCTTGGTATATTGATCAAAATATTTCTGGTATTTTAAAGAAATGTTCAGAAATTTCTGGTTTAGATTATGAAGACATTGTTACTGATGTAGTTCCATGGCAATATGATAAAGAAAAAATTCCCTCAGTTTCACAGTATGTTTTTGGATCAAGTACTGTATATACAAGAACAGAAAACCAAACAAAAATTTTAAAACTATATGGTATTTCAGAAAATGATTTTAATAACTATGATGTTGGTGAAAATAATAAAGTTTCTTTAGTTTCTACATTGGAACAGATTGAGACCTATATTAATAAATTAATTGAACCTGAGACAGTTCCAAAAACAATAAATATTAAAATAATAGAACATATTCAAAAAACGTATAATATGGAGAAACTTTTTCCAATTGATGAATTTCCCCAATCAATAATAACTATAAATGATAATGCTGAAACCAATCATCTTTCTAAATTTGTCGGGCTTGTTGATGAAGACCAGAAAGGGGAGGTTTTAAAAAAATGGCAAAAAGAGAAAATAGACTCAGTTATTGGTGTATTAATGGATCCATATGTAAATAAACCAGATGCAAGTAAAATAAGTATTCAAGATTATAAAATGTTTTATATTTTAGCAAATAATTCAACTCAATTGAAATGTTATGATCAATTAAAAACATTTAATATGTTTTCTAAATTTATTAGAAAAATAAAGTAGTATGAATTAAATTAACAAAATGAATATATATATTTAATAAAATGACTTTGGAAAGAATTTTATTAAATAATTTATATTGTAAATTAGTTTATGATATAAATGGTAAAAAAATTTTAAAAGAAAATATAAATTACAAAGAGTGTTATTGTTGTTCTAATAGTAATATAAAACATATAATTTGTAAAGTAGAAAACTCTCCACATTATGAATATGTAAAGGGTGATAAAGAAAATTATATAAATTATATGTTAAATGCTGGTGAATATGCTGGTTATGGATTAGAGCATGGTTTTGATATATTTAATAAATTAATAAAAGAATTTAGTATAAGTAAAATGGGTATTATAAAATGTGTTTTGATTAATAATAAATATATAATAGAGGATGGTGTTCATCGTAGTTCAATTTTATTGAATTTAGAACATAAATTTGCTTGGGTAAATATAATAGATTAAATAAAACGAGTTATAATTAAAAAAATAATAGTACAAATAATACCTTTAATTAATACACCAAGAACAGTAATTTCGCCAGTTTCTTGATTAGTTACGAATGATAATATTCTTCCTAATAAAGAGGTAGTCATTGGTAAATGTAATAATAGGAATAATACAAGAACAACAATTGTATTTTTAAGATGAGTATAAGTAAAGCCTAGAAAAATTTCCTCATTATCTTGTGTTTTATTTTCTGCTATACCAAGTTCAGATAATAATGGTAATTGTTGATTATTCATTGGATTCATCATCATATTATTCATAGGGAATTGTTGCATGTCGTTCATATTGTTCATATTGTTCATATTGTTCATATTGTTCATATTGTTTATAGGGAATTGTTGCATCATATTTTGTTCTGTTTGTATTGGTTGCATATAAGGCATATTTGCTTGAGTTTTTTGAGAACCATATTCTCTTTCCGATTGTTGTTTACTGAGTTCAACCTCATCAAGAACTTGTTGAACTAAATCGTTATTTATGTCTGGTAAGTCACTAATAGGGGTTGATTTTGACATTATCTATATTTGAATATCATAAATATGTATTTGTTATGAAACGAACTTGATTTGAATTTTTAATATAAAAAATTAAAAATAAAAATATCTATTAATTAATATACTGAACTAAAATGGGTTTAATTGAAAATTTAATTCATTTAATGAAGACTGAATTAGGTAGCGTTATAATTTCTATTATTTGGGGATTAGGTCTAGCTGCATTATTTAGACAGACTTGTAAAAATCGCAATTGTATAGTTATAAAAGCTCCAGATGCTAAAGAGATGGATGGTAAAATTTATAAATTTGATTCAAGTTGTTTTACATTTAATACTAATCCAGCAAAGTGTATGACTTAATTGAACTATCTAATATTCATCTTCTCCAAGATTTCCGTAAAATTTAAGTGCTTCTTTTGAAGCTATTTGTTCTGCTTCTTTTTTTGATGATGCTACACCTACTCCAACTATGTCTTCTTTTATAATTATTTTCTTAGTAGAATTTTTATCATATACAACTTTATTAGCATACATAGTAAAAGTTCTTTTATGAGAAGGTCCAATCATATCACCTGCGGTGTATATAGGTGGTTCCCAACCATTTTTTTGAAAAAAACGAAGTAATCTATCTTTAAAATTGATATCAATATATAGTAATTTTGCAAAATCGGTAGTATTTTCTAAAATCGAGATAACAAAATGTTTTGTTATCATAAATCCAAGATCTTTATATAGTGCACAAATAAAAGATTCGAAAACATCTTCTAATATTTTATCAGTATTTCTTCCATGTATATTTTCCATATGATTCGATATTAATATATATTCTGATATATTAAGATATTTACAAAATCTTGCTAATGATTTTCTATCAACTAATCTTGTTTTTAATTTAGTAAGGAATCCTTCATCTTTGTCAGGATATCTATCATATAAATATTCACATACAATTTGTCCGATAACAGAATCTCCAAGAAATTCTAATCTTTCATTTGATTTTTTTTGATATGGTACAACATTTTTATTGTAATGAATATTATAATTTGGACTAGATGATATAAAATTATTTGTATTAACATAAGATTTATGTGTTAATGCTCTTTGATATAGCGATAAATCATTTATATCGTCATATATATCGTGTCTTGCTAAAATATGTCGTATAAATTTTTTTGGTAAAATTTTATTTCTAGGATTAATTTGATAGTTCATGGGGTGCATATGATATTTATTATTTTTTTTATTACTCATTTTATTGATTTAGTATTCTATTTAATAATATATTATATGTTTTTAATTATTAATAATAATCAATTTTATATTACTTTATACAATATCTCTATCAATTAAATCAATTACAATATTATATTCTCCAATTGCAGAATTATAGTAATTTTCCAACATATGTTTTAATACTAATTCAATGAGATAAGATAATGCTAATGATCCTAAAAATGATTCTATTAAAAATAGTGCAACTACAATACAAATAAACATACCAAATCTACATAATCCAATTCCTGCGTAATTATTAAAATAAGTGTGTAGTTTAAATTTGAAATATATATATACATCGTGTATAATAATAATAAGAAACAGTGGAATCATAAATGTAGCTAGACCAAGAATATATGCTTCTTGAAATTTATTAATATCTGGTAATAGTCCAAAATTATTATAAATAAAATTTCCAGTCTTATCAATTTTAACATATAAATAACTTAATGATACAATACATGTTTGAATTAGTAAGAATAATAAAAATCTATTTCTTGTCATAAAATGGCAGAAATTCGAACAATATAAATGACATTTGGATGTGTTATCGTATGTTTGATATTCGTACAAACATTGATTACATCTTCTAAAATTTGGGGAATCTGTATCTTGTATTCTCCATTCTTGTAAACAGGCTCTATGAACGTATTTCATAGTCCCATTGCATCTACACGGTACAATAATATCTTCTTGGTTATCCATATCTAAACATATTCTGCAAGTGTAAAATTCTGATTCAGGTGATGAAGAAGAAAATGTTGTTGGTTGAATAGGTTCGTCTATTAATTCATCTATAGATTCGTCTATGGATTCCATATTTATTTCACAATTTTCGAATTTTTTATAAGTATTTTTTTTGGAGTTAATGTTAAACATTATTATAAAGATAATTATACTT